AATGGGCGTGGCGCGTTGCCCATCAAATGCGTAGAAGCCATCGTTTGCTAGGAAAAACACCAAGCTGCCCGCATTGCAGACCGACTCTTTAAACGCACACCCGCGCTCAGACACAACCTTGTCGAACTGCCAGATCAGAGGCGGCCCGGTGTAGGTGGCGCGAAAGATGGAGCGTTCTGTCAGGATGGTTGCGTACTCTCCGCCAACCAGCCCGGTGATGGCGCCGGAGTCCGGCAGGTTTTGAAAATCGCTTTGGTTTACGCCTGCGGTCCAGCTTGTCGGGTCGTTAAACCCTGACCAGTAGCACTGATATGGGACGCGCCCCGATCCCGTGTCCACGTTGGCAAGCCATACAAAGTCGCGCACCACTGCTATGAAGTCAGCCTTTGGCGGTGTGCCGCCAAGATCAGCAAACGCGCTTGACGTGCCAAGGCTAAACTTCTGGGGCGTCTCACCAGTGCCGCCAGTGGCTATGATGTCGTCGCCAAACTGAACGAAGCGCCAGCGCTCAAAGTCAGTGAGCGTGTACCCGCCGCCCTTGCTGATATCGTCAAGGTCGTTGTCTACCGAGGCGTGGAGGTACAGCTTTGTCGCATCGCCAGCGAATAGCTTAGTATTAGACGCGCTGTCTTTCGCCGCAAAGATACCCTTTATTGTCGCGGTGGCAGCATTGCTGTACGGCACAAAGCTGTTCATAGAGTGATAGCCGTTAGCCGCAGGCAGCACGTTAGTCGCCACGGTAACGCCAGCGTTTAGTAGGTCGGCCTGATCTGGTAGCCACTCGCCAAAAGGGATCACTTCACTGCCCACCTTTCACTGCCGGTTGTAGTTGTTGTCCACGTCTCATTGCCTCGCGCGACATCTGACCAAGTCTCAGACCCGGCAGCCGCCTCTGTCCACTCTTCTCCAAGCACCTTGGCTCGCGTTGATTGCGTAATCAAGGCGGTAATAGATGACGACATTACAAACGTGACGGCGTTTTCGCTTGACGCGGTCACCGCTGTCGAGACCGCCGACAGCATTCCCCTGATGCGGATCAATGCGCCTGACGTAGTCACCGCGATTGACGCGCTGGCGTCAAATGGTCGGATGCGGAGAACCGACGCCGAGGCTGTAATGGCGGCAGACACAGAAGCCGCAAACCGCGCTATAAACGACGCAGACGCGGAGACTGATGCAGCGCCGGTGATAGAGGCCGCAAAGGCAAGTATGCGCTTGACCGACGCGGATGTTGTGGCGGCTATTGATACAGCAGCAGCCGGCTGCTGAAGCGCTAGGCTATCTAACTGCTCCAACGTGCCAAAGGAGTCGATGTTGTCCATCGTCCCCCAATTATCTAGCTGCTCAAGCGTTGCCACAGTGCGCCCCGTTAGTCTGCGCTGATGTCGAGGTCACCCGCATCAATCTTGAGAATGTCGCCAGAGGCGATTGTTTTCGCCGCAGTAAACGCGCCGTGCATCAATAGATTGCCCGACGAAGATGCGTCAAAAATACCAAAGTGAGAGACGCTGCCCCAAGAACCTGTTGCCGCCGCAAACTGGATGGCTGAGGCGTTATCGGCGGTTCCTGATGATGCGGCATTAAACGTGGCCGCGACACGCGCGTAGCCTGAGCCGCTCAGTTCGGTGCCGGTGTTGCCGTCGCCGAATGAGCCGGTAGACAGGCCGATGTAGACTGCCGATGGCATAGTGTACGAGCCGGTCCCAAGGATGTGATCGAGAATTTCATTCTCAAGATAGTTTGACATTGCAGACATTGCTTAACTCTCCGCTGCTGCTTGCTGGCGCTGATAGTCGGACCTGATGGCGAGCGACCCAACGCCGTACTGAGACCGCTCCTCGTCAACTTTAATTTCTGCGATGATGCGACCAAATTTTGAGTCGTATTGTGCCGATCTCGCCTCATCAAGCAAGTATGTATAAGCCTCCGTCAGCGCGCCGTACAAGTACAAGTCCGGGTGCCGAGTGAACGCAATCGGCGTGTTTGTGTCAGACAGCGCCGGGAGGCTGCCTATGTAGACAATTTCAGCCGTGTATGCCGAGTCCGGCACGGGGCGCATCTTCATCTCCAAGCCAACGACGCTGTAGGCTCTGGGCCTGCCGTTGCCGGCGCTGGTGTAGCTCTTGTCCAAGCCGTGCGGGCTTTGGTACTCCAGAACAGTGATGGGGCTGGTGTTTAGCTTTACCTCGCGCACCTCGCGCAAGTCTGTGGGCAGCGCAATGTACTCGTCGCCAACCTCCAGCGAAGCCGTGGCCCGCTTCTCTTGCTCTCGCGTCTCAAGCTCGCGGCTGACACGCGCCTCAGCGAGGCGGATAAAGTCAGGTATCTGAGCGGTCAGGTCATCGCGCGCCAAAAAGTTGGCGATGGCCGTCTTTAGCTCGCTGTAGGTGCTTATGCTCATATCCGTCCGCCGCCTGTCCTAAAGTCTCGGTTCTGGTGGTCGTTCAGCCAAGCCTTCCACGCCTTTGGATTTTCACGCGGCGGGCCTAGCGTCTCTAGGAGGTGATTATACACGACATTCGGTATTTCAGCCACATGCTGCATGTGGCGCTGCGTATTGCCGATCATCTCGCCCTTTTTGGACTCGCCTGCCATCTGCTTGTTGATTTTCAGTAGATCGTCGAACCGCTGCTTCTGGTGGATGATGGTCGAGCCGTCGCTGGCCTGCTCCATCGAAACTTCCTTTTTTGTGTGCGGGTCGGTGTAAAGATAGCGTTTCATGCTTTCCCCTTAAAAAGAGAGGGGGCAGTTGCCCGCCCCCTCGTTAGTCTTAGGAACCTGACAGGTCGAAAATACCTGCATGTGCCTTTGGTGCCAGAACCTTCAGCGCCCATTCGGTGATGAGCATTGTGGCCTGTGAGTCACCTGTGTCGCCCATATCCTTCTCTTGGAAGTTACGACCGTTGAGTGTGCAGAGTGATGCAAACTCAGGATCGAGGAGGAACATCTTGTCGTTGGACATGAAGCGTGAAGGTGTCGCCTCGACGGTGCCGAAGTCTGTGAGGAACACAGAAGTCGAACCGACGTATGCAACTTCCTTAGCGGCTGTCATGTTCACATCGTTAGAAACGAGGTTTCCAGATGCTGACAGGTCAGAGAAGTTAGCGCGGTTAGTAGCAGAAGCCAGCATCATTGATGGGTTTCCGCCGTCTGTCCACGCATCCTGCATGCCGTCCTCAATCAACGCAAGCGTCAACGCACGGTCGTCACCATCAGCCACCGTGTCTGTGCCTGTACCGGCTGAGAACGCGCCTGAACCTGCACCGACAGAACCGTTGGTGATCCAAGTCATCAGTGAAGCTGACTTGCGTGGCTCAGAGCCAGAGCGGGCCACGTTAGTGTCCGTGATGCTCTTTTCTATGTCGCGGCGTAACTCAAGTGCCTTACATTTTGTTACCGCTGGCCTGTTTATGACCAGCTTCTACGGCTTGTGGTCAGGTTATACCGTAGATCAGACTATATCTTCACTTTCGTGTTGGGCGCTCGTGGGCAGATTATTCTTTCGTCACCGCCTAGTCGTTGAACCTTCACCAGCCCTCAGCTTTCGCTTCCATCTGGCGCTTGGCTGCTGATTACCCGCCTCCGGGCTTCCCAGCAATTCACCCAATTTTTTTCCTGAACCAGTCAGACAGCAATCTGATTTAGAACAGGGGTGCCTGAGGTCAGGTTAAGCACCTTCTGGTAGTTATGCTCGCGCTCACGACCAGCCGTGTCCACAGCATCCAGAGTGCCGGATGTTGCGAATGACTTGACGCTGATCTGGTGGTAGTTGCCCAGACGCACCGTCGGTGTAGCCGCAGCCGTCGAAATCGCTGCGCCTTCATTGACGTGGTTGTTAGTGGCGGCGGAAGCGAGTTCCTGTGTCTGCCACTCGGTAAAGATACCGTTTGATGTCTCCTTCTTCACGTTTGAGAAGAAAGGTGTTTCTGCGGGGTCAATGCGGTAAATGACATCAGCAAGCTGCTCGCGCTCACCTACTGCTGCCGCTGTTGCGAATGTAGTCATGATTTTTGTTCCTTCCGGGTCATCTGCCCATCAAGTAGTTGACTGCGGCATCAATGCTGCCCTCTTTCGAGAGCTTGTCAAACGATTGCTGCCGCTGCTTGGATGCAGCCTGCTTCTTGGTTGTTGGCTTGCCTGCCTTGGCCATCTTTGGGGCTTTGCGGGTGCGCTTCTTGGCCGTGGGTTTCTTCTCTTGAAGGTTGTCCCATTGCCACGCCTTGTAGAGCAGTTCGATGGCGCGCGCATCAGATGCGTTTGCAATCTCCTCCTCACTGAACCCGATCCGCCGCTGGGCGTACTTGATAACCTCTTGCCTCTCGGCATTGCGGGTCTCTTCGTTCTGCCAAGCCGGTATCCGATTGAGCATGTCCTCGCGCTGCGTCTCCAGATGCTTCTGCATGTGGGCCTGCTGCTCTTGGGCTTGCTCGGCGGATATGCGCTGCTGCTCTGCCTCGACCTTCTTGGAATACTCTTTCTGCTGATCCCATTCGGCTTTGGCGAGGAACAGATCACGCTCCGTCATTGTTTCGGCCAATGCTCTCCAGTCAGGCTCTTGCTGAGTTGTCTGCTGGATTTGACTTTGCAACATATCAAGTTGCTGCTTGTATGCGTCTCTCAGTGCCTTGGTTTCTTCAGCCTCGGCCTCGAAGGCCTTGCGCTGCTCCGCCAATTCCATTGAGCGCTTCGTGAATGCCTGCTGCCGAGAATAACCATTCTGAAGCTCGTCGAGGGTGACAGCATGTTCCTCACCGTCAATCTTGACAGTGTATAGCTGTTCCTCTTCCTCTTCTTCCTCGTCGTCCTCTTCGTAGACATCTTCGCCGTCATCAACGTCCTCGTCATCGTAGTCATCTTCGGGAGCTTGCGCCGTGTCCTCTGATGCCTCGAGCGTCTCTGTCTCTTGCGGTTGAGGCGCTTCCGCCTCGGGCTGCTCTTCCGTTGCATTGTCCACTGGTGGGGTGCTTAGAAGGCTTAATGCGTCTGATACTGAAATTTCGCCGGTCTCTGTCGAGTTATCGGACATGAAAATTACCTCTGTCTATTGTTAAAATCAGTTTGCCTCTTGACTTCATCAAGCTGCATTTGTGCTAACTTACCATCCTCTATTACGCTTTGGAAATAACCCTTTAGGGCATCCAAATTTTGCAAAAGCTGATATAGGCGCTCTCGGCTCTCTGTGTCACCGACTGACGAATTACGCCAAGCCTCGATAAACTGCCCCTCCAGATATTTAAAACCGTCCTGCAAAATCTCGTTACGCAGTAGCGCTTCAGCCTTCGCAGATCGCTCAATCTTTTGTCGAGCCTGTCCCTCATTCATGTCTTTCCCTTATGATAGTAGTGTGTAACCCGGATATTGGCGCATAGTGCCGCCGGAGCGGCGGAACGCTTGGTTAGCCGCAGAGAAGTCTACCGGCGGCAGGCCAAAGCGCTGGCCAAACTCAAGCAGCCCGGACGGGGCAATGTCAAGCAGGCCCATCATTCCGTATGTCTGTGGCGCGGTGTAGTCTGCTGGCTGAATGGCGCCGGTGTCCAACCGGCAAGCCTGCAAATCCTCGTCAAATATATATCCGTCCGGGCATTGGCCGGTGTCAGGTGACGGCGCAGCGATCTGCTGCTGCCCGCCCTCGCCGCGTTGCGCGCGGCGCATTGCAGCCTCGCGCTCAGGGTCTTGGCCCGTGAGGATGCCGCGCTCGTCATAGACGCCGATTACCTGACCAAGGTCGTTTGTGACAATTCGGCCCCGCATAGCGTTGGCAGCGTCAAACGGCTGCATTTCGCCAAACTCGCCAAGTGCGCCGGCCAGATTTCTTAGATTGATAGAGGACACGCCGCCAAGAAGGCCGGGCAACTTAGGGCCGGCCAGCCGGTCCTGAACATCTGACAAGTAGTTTCTCAGCAGGCTCTGCTGCTGCGCGACAAAGGGAGCCTGAACCTGCTGTGCTGTCGCCGCCGCCTCCCGGTACATCTCAGGGGCGCCGGGTGAGCCGGGTGCGCCACCGCTGCCGCCACCCATATTGATAATGTTCTGAGCTTGCTGAGGTGTCATCCCGGCAAAACCCTCAGTGCCATATCTGGCA